TTATATTTAGATGAACCAGTGATTACTTCACTTAGAGCGAGATACAAAGAAACGAAAGTTTTTCCTGTACCTGCTGTACCATATAGCAATAAATTTTTACCGTGCAGATATTCTTTGAATGTTTTTTTTTGATTCTCTGTTATCGGTAATATATTTTCTAGCGATAGATTATTTTTTTCTTCGTATGACCTGTTGAATTGTGAAGTGCGACGATCTCTTCTAGAAACTCTTTTTGTCATGAGTAACCCTGTGAGTTGTTGTTAATTCACAAGCACATTATTTTGTGTTGATAGTACTCCGTCCTAGTCTGTAACCTCCGTTATGTTTCTTTTTGATTTCTTTAAGAACATCATTGAAGCCATTATCAATCTTTAGCCCACCACCAAGTCCACGGCCGCTGTGTATGCCAGGGAAACCGTTGACTAGTCTTTCGATGTGGGGATTTTCTTCAAGATATTTGTCTGCCGCAGAGATGCCCATCCATTCGAGCCACTCTTTTTTTGTATTGTTATCTCGGAACAAGTATTCAGGCATTATATCTCCTTGATCAATTACTTAGTATTTTTTAGAACGGCGGACCAGCAGATTTAAGATAGTCAATAATCTTTTCTGGAGAAGTCTTGCCGTATGGATCAGTCTCGCAGTTGTCAGACATGCCAGGTTCACTGAACATCTTTTCTACGTACATGTTGTCAACAACCATGGCGTAGCGCCAGGAGCGTTCGCCAAAGCCTAGATTGTCTTTAACAACAAGCATACCCATCTCATAAGTGAACAAGCCGCTGCCGTCAGGAATCATCTTAATGTTCTTGATACCTTGATTATGCGCCCAGGCGTTCATAACAAAAGCGTCATTAACTGATATGCAATATACTTCATCAACGCCAAGAGAACGAATTAGATCGTAGTTGCTCTCAAAGCCGGGCACTTGATACGTTGAGCAAGTGGGTGTGAAAGCCCCAGGTAGAGAGAACACAACTACACGCTTGTTCGCAAAATAATCTTCTGTAGTTACGTGTTCCCAACGATATGGATTAGGACCTTCTACAGACTCATCACGCACACGAGTCATGAAAACAATCTGAGGAATGATCATACTTTCATTTGGTGTATATGACATAATATAATTTCCTATCAGTCTGCGTTACGAGTTACAAAGTTCATACGAACCTTTTCGGGATTAAAGAATACGTTGATCGTATCAATAACATCTTGATTATCAAATGGCTTGCAAGAGAACACATCAATGTAGGCAGAGCCGTTTAGATCAACAAAATGGCCTGAAATGTTGCTAGTCTCAATCATCTGACAGAAACTAATTCCTGCCTTATCTGGATCGTGTGTAGCAAAATGTTCAATCATCGGTTCGCCAAAAGCAACCATGTCAATCTTCTGTACAAGATGCCGAACGAAAGCGCCAATATCTTCCTTGTTCTTAATTGCGTCTTTATCACAATTGCTGCAATCTAGCATCAAGTGGTAACCCCAATACGTCATTGTATTCTTTCCTTTTCTATTTAAAATTAATAAGTGTCGTAGTCGTCTTCTTCATTCGTGAGGCTGATTAGTTCCTCAACGTTTTTACTTCGCAATGCGGTAGTGATCCGCTTTTCTTTCTTGCGGTTCTTGTACTCGTCTGCGCTATATGCATCGTATGCTTCATCGTCTTCTTCGCGGATGAAATTGCTGTTAAACTTCTTACTCTTACCCATTGTACTGCTCGTTAATTACCCTTTAATTAAGTTTGGAAAAGTTTCTGCTACAAGCTTCTTTGTGATACCCTTATATGGCATCTTCTTATCCTTGACTGCAAGAAGAAGCTTTGCGTCTTGCGGATCAAGCGATTCTAGTACACCTACAAAAAGAACTTCTTTCTTTAGCTGAGGCAACTTACTGTTCGGATCAAGGAACATAGCAATCTTACGGACACTGTTGTACAACATACCCTGTTGATCTAGATACTCGCACGGCTTGTACGGAGGATCACCCTCGGGCAGTTGAAACTTAACATTAGGATCAAACGCAAGTTGCAGCATAGCAATCACGCCTTGATTCTTAGACTGTTGTGCCAGCAAGTCTTTGCGCTTCTTAACATCTTTCTCTTCTGAGATATTGCTCAGAATTTCTGATACAGACCTAATCATACACGTACTCCATTAAAATTCATTGATATTTTCCATCAAGTTCTTGAGTTTATATTCGATAAAGTAATTGAAAATCTTACTACGATCAGCCTTCTGCGTATTGTATTGATTAAGAGCTTCAGTAGCAATTTCTGTAGGCACAAACTCCAGATCAATCAACTGCTGATTACGCTTATAGTTACGTAGCATAATCTCATTGCAGAACTGCTCTGGCTCTTGAAGAATCCAAGTAGAAAGTTTCTTAGCTGTAACAGGAGTCTGACGAATGCCCATCACTAGGCAATTGTCTGCTGATAGGAAGTTGGGAACACCGTCGCCTTGATCGCCACGAATGATATGCTCTTTGAGAAACAAATCGGGATTCGTGCAAACAATAAACTTCTTTTGTGTGGGACTGTATTGCTTAACATTCGGATACTTTTGCAACTGAGAGAAGTCCTTGTCGCCAGACAGGATCAAAATCTTTTCTCTAGTGTAAAACTCCTTAGTTAGTGTTGCAATAATGTCATCGGCTTCTGCATGTTCGACACGAATAACTCGGTACGGCAGATAGTCACGAATTTCATCTCTCAACTTATTTAGTGCGCCGAATAGAGCGTTCCAATCAAGTTCAGATGCTTCACGATCTTTCTTACGATTAGCCTTGTAGTAGGGATAAATCTGCTTGCGCCAGTAGTTCTTATCATCACAAGCAATTACCATTTCTCCGTAATCAGAGAACTTTACTTTGTTTGAACGGAGAGAGTTAAGCACCATGTGGCGCAACACATCTTCCTGAAGTTCAATATTCTTGTGATTACCAATCTGCATCATCAGAGTGGATATCATCACTTGGTTTAGGTCTACGATAATCATGATCTAGTTAATCCTTAATTTAAAACATATCATAGCACCATTTCAGGCGTTTGTCAAGTACTTTTTTCTTCTTCGGTACTACCATCGTCAATATCAATCATTTTTTGTGCTGCTTCTTGCATAGGATGATGCTCACCCATGTGTTTATAGACAGCAGACCGAATACCTTCTGTTACCAGAACTACATCTTTCTGGTAAATTTCGTCAGAAAAATCAAACCCTACCATGTTCAATTGCACAAAGAGATCGGTTGTTACCTCTTCTACCACACCAAGCGCAAAATCTAGTCTAGCTTTTTTATTTTCTTCTCTTAATTCTTCTAAAGAAAGTTTTGCCTTTCGACTCATTTTCTTCTTAGGAAAATCTACGATGTTAGATGCGATTTTTTCCACGAAACCTCCTGGTGCTGGAGACAAGTACATTATTACTTATCTACAGTTAGACTTTGGAGAAGTGCAATCCATTCGGGAGCTTTATTCACCCAACTATGAATACGATCAACTTGAATCTTCTGAAGTCGCAAGTCACCGTCAACAGCTTCACGTTGATCACGCATAACAACAATAGCTTGCTGAAGAATCTGATACAAGCCGTTAGCATGTTGATTCTTGTCTTCATTCCACTGATACATCCAAGTCAAGCCCATAGAAGTCTCAGTTAGCGCACCGTAGTTAGGATGCACACAGAGTAGACCAGCAGACATGGCTTCAATCAGTGATAGACAGGATGTTTCTTTCCAGATGCTTGGGTAAGCGTAGATATCAGAATTCAACAGTGCTGTACGAACTTCTTCATTAGAGACAGCGCCGTGATAGTTAATCTGTGGATGTTCTTTGCACATATCAAAGATGGGCTTATACGCCTCATCTCTTGCTGCCCAGTTCTCGCCGTAGAGATTAAATGAAGAGTACACATCTAGTGTAATGTCTTTGTGCTGCTCGGCAAGCTTCACAAACACTGGCACAAGTAGTTCTAGACCACGATGCGGTGTAGTGTGATAGATGAAGCGAATCTTATCGCTCTTTGTACGTTGCGACACCTCAAAAGGTTCAATAGCGTTCTTGATTACAGTAGACTGTGCATAGGTAACGCCGCGCACTTCATTGTACTTTTCCATCTGCCAGTTTGAAACAAAAACAAACTTATCAAACTTCTTACGAAACATTGGATCGCTAAGACGGGAAGACTCTGGATCTTCTGGTAGATCATGTGCATAGAAAATCTTCTTACGCTCAGGATCAAGTTCTCTAGCGCGAGAGAAAACAATCTGAGTCCTCTCTAACAGTTCACGTGGAATTGTGCCATCGTAAATTTTACGCTGCATCAACTCTGTACCACCGGAAGAGTTCTTGTTTGTCTCATTCGTTTCAATAAGATCATAATTGTTTTGCATTATTTTTCTTCCTGTCCTTCAATGTTTTCGTAATAAAGCCTAGACATTTCTAGACATAGAGACATAACAGCCAGTGGACTCAACTTGTAAGCAATGTTGAGTATAATCCACTTAGCTATGATTGCTCTAAACCTAGAAATGCCAGTCAAATGTTGAATCATTAGATTGTTTCTGGTAGAATCTTAAACTCAATAACGCTAGACTTGCGGAACGAGCGCCAGCCTTTTTCTTCCAAGTCCCACACAGCAATAACTTCTGTGCTTACTTTGCGCTGTACGTGTTCTTCTAGATCAGTCTGCTCTGGCAACATCTCTGCACGAAGAGTGCAGCGCATATCGCGAAGGGTGCCGTCTTTCTTTTCAAATTGAACAAAGCAGATATTGTTCTTTAGGTTATCAAGATAATAGTCCGTATTACTCTGCGAGATATCTTGTAGGGTCATTGTTTTTAAGCCTTTCAACTAGATCATTATATCCACCCACATATTGTTCGTCTTGAAAAATCTGTGGAACTGTTCTTGCACCGGGAACAACTTCTAGCAACATCTCAGTTGTTACATCCCGTCCTACTTCTAATTCTACATATGCTAGACCTTTAGACTCTAAAAGCTTCTTAGCTGATACACAATAAGTGCAATTAGGTCTGCTATAAATTTTAAACATCTTTTCTCCTGTTTATAAAACTAAGCTTGTCTTTTTTTGACCAGCTCGAAAGATAGTCATTGTCTTCATCAAATAGTTTTAGATATGTTTTCTCATTGATATCGTGTGTAGATAGAACACGTTCATCAACATGAAGCTGCGAGAACTCATGCCGTTCTTCATTACTAATTATAGTCTCTGCTTCTTCTTTACTTTCTGCTTCTACAACATATCGCATACGAAAATAAGACAATGCTTCAACAAGATACGTTTTCTTACTCATTATTTTTTAGTTCTTTTTCCACTGCACCGTAAAGTAGATTGTGAATGTTGAGGTAATTACATTCCATGCCTACAATATAGGCATCAGGTCCAAAACCAAACACATCATAAAGAACACCGCGAAAACTTCTACGATCTTCAACATCGCCTTTATGTATGCGCTTGACAACTGAATAGAAAGCCATCAACTGTTCATCGTAAGTTAATTTGTTCCAGAAATTATCACAGTCATATCCATAAGTTTCTGCCGCCTCTTGCATCTGAGCAGCCAGCACTTGAGACATTTCAAACATTTCTTCTGTTGGATTTTTATCTGTCATTGAAACTTTTCCATATTCAAGTATCCACCATCACGCAAGGCACGAATAACACCAAGAGCAATACCAAAATCATTGCGGCCAGTCTCTTTCATATTCTTAACAGCATCAACACACTTAGTTAGGTCTTCATTATCCATAGTCATAGAAAGGTCTGTCATATCATCAGTGACACCTACTCGCCGCAGATAAGCCATACCGCCATCTACAGCAATATTACCACACTTGCAATATTTAAAGTCATGTCGAAACGCTGAGTATGGCTCATCACCACACTTGTTACATCGCACCTGATTTTGGATGATCACTTTAGTCATCTTGTATTTCTTCCCTTATATCCTTATGGAACTCAATCAACGCAAGAGCGAGATTTAGAGCCTGTGTTTTTGTTAGTTGAATATAACCTTGTTTATGCTGTGCAGTCAACTGCAAACACATACCATTGCGACTACCACCATAATAACTGGTGAGCAAAATGTGATCATTAATGGTATCAACACCTTTAAGTTCGGTACTCATTTGTACTCTCTTTTACCTTTTGATTTAGGATAAAACATTCCCATAAAAATAATACCGTCAACGACAGGTTGATGACTTTTAACTTCATATGCGGAATTCCAAGGCAGAGGCACATAACATAACATATACGGCAAGCCATCGGCTTCCATTAGCTTGAGAAGAGACCTAAGATCACGATCAATTGCAGTAGTGTACCATGCGCCAGCATTAGATGCAAAGAAATGGAAATTTTCTTCTCTAGACATATCTATCGCCTCATTCTTGCAATATCAATTGCGACTTGTTTGTTATCTGCAAAGATTGGTACCATGTTGCTTTTATGCATCGTAGCAATACCGATAAGCTTACGTTCACCAGAATACTGCATGGGTTCTTTCTTAGCCATGTGTCCAGGAATCTTATCTGAAGTTGGAGGCAAAGCTTTGGTATCTTCTTCTCTAGGTGTATAACGAATGTTATAGTTAGGAGAGTATTGTACTACAGATTTGGCTGTTTTGTCAAGCGGTTTATAGCCAAGCTTCTTAAGAAACTTTTCGTGCTGTGCTTCCGCTTGCAATTGTTTCTGTGTCTTCTTCTTAGCTTTACGCTTGCGAAGACTATTGGTAGTAAAATATGCCGGCATCAGTGCCATTGTTTTCTCTCATAATAAAATGGTGCCCCCGCCATGGTTCGAACACGGGACCCCCTGATTACAAATCAGGTGCTCTACCGACTGAGCTACAAGGGCGTAATCTTTTTTACCTACGTTTGTATGTACACCAAACAACAATGAACATGATAACACACGCTACGACTCCAATCAAATTGTTTACAATTTCTTTATCCATGATCGTATTTATATCACGCT